GACTCCTCTAGAAGAATCTACTGAAATTACATAATTATGATTTTGAATAGGTTCTTCCAAAATAATTAAAGAATCAGAATCTAATTTTGGTTTTTCCCAAGTTAGAGATTGCAATTTATATCCAGAAATTAGAGTATTCGAAGATCCAAGAAATTCATTTCCGAATTCTTGTCTAAATCCATGTTCTCCGAGTTGCGCAATTTGTAGATTCTTCCAAGATTCGTCTCTTCCTGGAACTTGATCCCAAGTTATCTCTGTCGGTACATAATCATTATTTCCATCTATAGCATCTTTCCACAATTTATGGAAAAGATTCAACCCATTTGGTGTAGATGAAATAATAACTTTTGTTGTTTCGCCCGATGAAATTGTTGGAATAACTGATCTAAAGAATTCTTCCGCATTATCTACGAAACCAAATTCATCTAGATAAAGTAACGAAACTGAAAAACCACGAATTGCGGATGCTGAAGTTGCAGATGCAATTATTCTAGAAGAATTACCCAATTCTACAGAACCTTTATTTAGAATTTTAACACCAGGTTGTAAGAAGAATGGTATTCGTTCGAAAGAAGCAACTATTCTTGCTAGAATTTCTCTTGCTACTGCAGCTTTATTTGCTAGAATTGCAACATTCTTATCAGGATTAAAGAATATATACCAAAGAATGAATGATGCAGTAGTAATCGTTTTTCCACTCTGTCTACTTGAAAGTACAATATTCTTTTTATTTTTATGGTATTTTTCTATTAGATCTTGTTGATAACCACGTGTTTTGAATTTCACGAATCCTTTATCAAGAGAATTAATCTCTACATAATTTTCTATAAAGTATATTGGATCCTGTGAACATTTAACATACTCTTGAATCTGTTCTGTGGTGTATTCTTCCGATAATCCAGATCTTTTTATTTGTGGATTTAGATAATAATTCTTATCACCTGTATTAAACATCTTCTTTTTGTCCTTTCAAGAACTTCTGTAATTCTGCAGTTGAACCGACGAAAAGATTATTCTGTGTATTATTCTGAATTTCTGGTTTAGCTTTTGTTTCTTTATTCTTGATTTCTACTAGTGTTTTTGCAACTTCTGAAGTCGTCTTAATAAGATTGGCAACAACTTCATATGCACGTGGTGATTCAGATGCTTTTGCAAATTCAATCAGATTATCTAAAGCATCTTGTGATTTTTCCATTAGATCACGATGTATCTTTTTTGCTGCTTCAATATCTTCATCAATATCTTCTCGTACTGGTGGGACGTTTTTAATGATATCTGATTGATTTGGTGTAGACTCTATATCGAAGATTTCATTCAATTTATCATCGATCATTTTATTCGCTCCAAGGAACGGGTTTGGTTATTAATGGCGGATTCTTCAAATTTTCAATCTGAGACACCAAACTTAAATCATAATTATCAACAGTTTCTTGTGTTAATTTGGAAATAGTCCAGTTAATTATATCATCTTTTGTTAAAGTTTCATAATCTTTAAAAGAATCTCGGTCAGGATCTGATAGAGATAATAAACCATAACAATCTATAAAATACTCTCCATCTTTTGCTCCTCTTCGCCATTCATAGGAAACCAATACATCTTCTAGTTCATCCAAACTTGGTTTGACTTTGAAGTTGCTGAATTGCCACGTAAAATTAATTGCCATATATTACCCTTTTAATTTATTTATCTCTTCTAATAACTGTTTATTTTGTTCAGAAAGTTCTTTGATCCATCTAGTCGATCCTTGAATCAAAGGGGTTGAAGATCCAATCGTATGTGATAGCCATTAATTTCCTGCTTTCAGAAGGTCAATCTCTGCCTTCAGTTCTTGAATTGCTTTGACCAATACGGGGATCAGCTTGGCATCCGCCATGCCGTAGAATTCTTCAACAGATCCATCGTCTCGCTTTAGCTCGTTGCGCTTGATGACTGAATCCAGGTACGGAGTATCCGCAAGAACCTCCTTAACTTCCTGAGCGATGAAGCCAACCTGAGTACCACTCTCAAAGTTGTGAATATCGTGATCCTTCCAGTTAAAAGTGACTGGATTGAGCTTTTCTATCACGTCCAAACCAGACTGCAACGAAACAACGTTCTGCTTGTATTGTCCATCAGAGGTAGCGATGGTTGCGTTAGTAGCAAATATCTGAGAGTTAACCTGGAGTTTGTATGATCCGTTTGAAGAAGCGTATCCAACAAGAAGGTATCCATCAGTATTAACACGCATCTTTTCAGAGTTATTCGTGTAGAACGTCTGGAAGTAATTGGTATCGCAAAAGAATTTTGTCTCGCCAGTCCCTGTGTTTGCCGTAACTGAAAAAACTTCTTGCGAGGTGGGGGAATACTGGATCGCAAAGCCGTCCGTCCCGGCAGTCCCTACGGAACCTTTCTTAGATGGACTTTGCGTTCCAATACCGACATTGCCAGAACTTGAGAATGTAGCAATAGCAGTGCCAGCAGAGTTGTTGTTGTTCCAGGTACCGCAGAATACATCCAAGCAGTAGTTTGCGCCAGTGTCCTGGCGAGGCTGTAATCTAGCCATGATGGTGTTTGCATATCCACCATTGGTGGTTGCATTCCAGGTCAGCGCCGCCCCACTAGTAGCAGTGGCATACACCATGTTAGTGCCAGCACTAAGAGTGACATCGCCGTCGAGGGCAGCAACAGCACCTACATGTAGTGTGGTTAATGGACTCGTCGTTCCAATACCAAACTTCCCATCAGAGTTAAAACGGCCTTTTTCTGCGCCGCTAACTAGAAATTCAACAGTAGATCCGCCAACAAGAAGTCGTTTACTGGCTACGCCAGTATTGTTGGATATTACATATCCATAATCTCCACCAGTATTGTAACCGATTCTTACCGCAGATCCGGCTGAATCACCTGGGTCATAACTTGATGTACTAGTTGTAAACAATCCTTGCCCAGCTACATGCAGCAATTGCTTTGGACTCGCTGTTCCAATACCGACGTTGCCGGAGGAGTCGATTCTCATTCTTTCACTTAAAGTATTTGCCGTTGTCCCAGAAGATCCGGCAGAAGCAGTTTGAAATATTAGAGATCCGCTACCACCCGTTCCAGTTCCATTGCCAGTAGCAATAGTTAAGTTAGAACCAGCAGCATTTGTTCCTGTTCTAGCTGGTCCTCTTAAAGTAGCTGCTGTAGTTGTAGCACTCGATTCCCCATTTCCGAAAATAATGTCACCTGTTACATTGATTCTCATTTTCTCTGTAGGTGAAGAGTTAGCCTTTGTATAAAATAATAATTCCCCACCAGAAATTGTTCCTGTACTATTTTGTAAAGCAGTTATTCCAGCAACATTGTAGTGAGCATCGCCTTGACCAAGACTTCTACTGAAAAATATTCCACCTAGCACTGCACCAGCGGTGTCAACACCGCTGACTAAATTTAAGAAAGATTGTGTGGCATCATATATTTGTATTGTTTTTGCAGTTGGTGAAATACCAGTATAAGATGTTACACCATTAACAAAATTTGTTCCACCACCAAGATCTAAAATAACCGCAGGACTCGTTGTCCCAATACCAACTCTATCATTTGTTGCATCAACATACAATGTACTTGTATCTACCGTCAACGCAGCAATGGTTGCCCTAGTTCCATCAAATGTAAAATTGGCAGAACCTGTGGCGACTCCGCTAGAATTATATAAAACTTGTGTATTTGAACCGCCAATCGGCCCAGTTGCACCAGTAAATCCTGTTGATCCGAATTGACCTGTAGCTCCTGTCAATCCAGTTGATCCTGTAAATCCAGTAGATCCTGTAAATCCAGTTGATCCTGTAAATCCAGTTGCACCAGTAAATCCAGTAGATCCTGTAAATCCAGTTGATCCTGTAAATCCAGTTGATCCTGTAAATCCAGTTGCACCAGTAAATCCAGTAGATCCTGTAAATCCAGTTGATCCTGTAAATCCAGTTGATCCTGTAAATCCAGTAGATCCTGTAAATCCAATTGATCCTGTAAATCCAGTTGCACCAGTAAATCCAGTTGATCCTGTAAATCCAGTAGATCCTGTAAATCCAATTGATCCTGTAAATCCAGTTGCACCAGTAAATCCAGTTGATCCGAATTGACCTGTAGCTCCTGTCAACCCAGTAGATCCTGTAAATCCAGTTGATCCTGTAAATCCAGTTGCACCAGTAAATCCAGTTGATCCGAATTGACCTGTAGCTCCTGTCAACCCAGTAGATCCTGTAAATCCAGTTGATCCTGAGACTCCTCCTCCACCAATTTCAATATAATTGTATTCTAATGAATGTGTTTGTCCTGGAAGAGAAGAAGGTGATAACTCAATATATTTAAATATTAAATGAGTATATCCTTCACCCAAATTCGTTAAATCAACAGAAATATTATTCAATGCGTTCGAATAATTTGTTGCTAATTTTATTTTGTTTTCATCAATCGATATTACATAATAGATTTGCCAAGAAGTTAATCCACCAATATCAATTCCCTCATTAGAAGAATATATAACTCTATCACCAGTAGAAAAATTGTGTTCATCGATA